AGAAAAGCTTTAGGGGTTTCCCCCTTTAGCTTATCAAATTTTATCCTGGCACTTTTAATCACTATAAGTAGGTTAAATTAGCAAATCTTGCAAGAAGAAGTTTTTCGCCTTCGGTTTCGAAAACTATTCTAAGTTTAGTATAATCTCCATCTTGTAACTCTTCGATTATCTCACCTAACCCAAAACGATTATGCTTTACTTTTTTACCTTCTCCAAGTTCAAATTTTACGACAGAAACGTTTATGTTTTGTGTATTTTCTTTTGTTTCAAGTTCCTTTAATTTAAGAGAAGCCACTTCGATAGGCATATCTATTTCACTTTCAAACGAACGAAAAACAGTATTTTGTTTTTCTATAGAATCAACTTTTTTAATAGGAACAAATTTAGAACACATTTCAACCCATTCTGATTTTGAAAAAGATTTGATTTCACAGAGTAAATTATTTTCTTTAATTTGAATTTTAGCTTTTGCCTCTGAATAATATACATCGTTAGAATATAAAGGATCTCCAGCTTCAAAATTGTTATTAAAATAATCTATGAAACTACCTTCTTTAAACAAAACATAAACATTTGTAGCAGATAATTCTTCAACAATTTCTTCAATTTGAGAATAAACAGATTCTTTCACTTCGTTTTGTTGTGATTCAATCCATTGATAAGCCTGAGAAGGACAATCAATAAAACATTTCACATTGAAATTTCCTTCTGATGTTTCTTCTACATAAGTTTTTGTAGACATCTTTTTGGTGTTGTAACCACGGTCTAAATAGATTCTTTTCAAATCGCCTTTAGTCCACATTTTGCCATTCAATTTAACAGCTAATTCTTCGATTGTGATTTTTGGAGTAGTTTCCATCGTATTAATGCAGACTTTATCGTCCTGCGCCGGACTTCTTTGTTTTTGTTCTACAAATGTATGGCAAAAGAAACAATCTACAAAATAAAAACTGTTAAATTTTCGTATATATACGCATTTTTTATTTTAGCTCCCCTCTCCTTGGGAGAGGGGTCGGGGGAGAGGATTAATAAACCCCAGGTTCCATCCCTGTAAACTGACTATGCGTATTAACCTGGTCCACAAAACTCCTTCTATAAATCAAATACTTAAACGCATCCGAGAAGTTGGTCGAATACATTGGCCTTAATAAAATAGGCAAACTTTCAGAAGATTTGTCCTTGTGCAAAGTCCTGGATCCTTTGGCATCAATTTTTATTTTGATTTTCGTGAGTTCTAAGGAGCTTTTCAAACATTTGCACTGGAACTTATCAATCTTTAGTTTTATTAGCGTAGCGGTCGTTTCGCCCATCAAGGCTTTGGCAAAAGCAAACTCTTCATCTTGGTAAATAGTCGCCTGATTCAACGACATCAAATTCACAGTCCAACCAGTCGAAACACCATTCTCAAACTCAATAGCTGTTTTCAGAGCATTTGCCCAGTCCCGTTTTGTTTTGCTGTTTTGGTTTCCCGAACGGTCGTAGTACATATCCAAAACTTTCATTTTATGATGCTTGTAAAACACCCTAAACTTTTTCCCTAATTGGATTTCATTCTCAGGAGCCAACGTGTAGAATTCTTTTAGGCAATATAAGTAGTTCCCTCTTGGCTGTGCCGTTACCACACTACACATATCACCAAAATCTACACCACATTCCAGTTTCGCATTGTGATCAATATATCGCAATGCCAAACTACTTTCCTCTATCTCGTCCGTCAAATTGAAACGATTATAATATTCTGTCAATACGCCATCATCATAAAAATGATGTTCGCCAAGGTTGCCATAGAATTTTTCGCCTTTCTTCAAATTAATTTTTAACGAAAGAATTGCACTCTTGAATTCTTCAATGCCCAAAGCTTTCAAACTGTCTGCAAAATAACCTTCGGTCAAAATATCGACATTGGCTAATGACGAAACCACATAAAAGAAAGTCAAATCCTTGCGAACTCTAATCCATCGTTCTGTCCAGCGTACCAAATTAGGCTTCAACGCTTCCATTGCTTCATAGTCGCCCACTTGTTTGCACGAAATAATTTCACGCTTAATCTCGTGCAGTACCATTCCCACTTCAAGTGCCAGTTTAACCTGGTCTAAATTCATATTCTTTTCGTCCTGCATTATCCAGTCATCGTCGCCATCTATAATATTAGGCATATCGGTTGTGAAAGTAGTCCCTCGATAGTAAACAGAATTACCAAACATCGTGTATTCTCCACGAATTGCTGGCGTAAGTTTCTTTAATTTTTCCGATTTCAATAATCGAGCTTCATCGCCGTACATATGCTGATAAGATCCACCAGCAAGTCCTCCCGGTTGGTCTAGCGACCCAAGATTAAAAAAACAACCATTGAATAATGAAATTGTGTGTTTGTAAGTTTCAACAGGCTTGTATGGCAGTTTGAAATGGGATGGCGGTCGCCTATCTGTAACATAATGAATTCCTTCACGCCAGCCGTTCCTATTCCAACCCTCTAATAGTGTTGGTACAATGTTTTTCAGGCAGTTTATATACGTGTCCGAAACTATTACTTGATAGCTTTTTGGCATATCAAAAATAATATCTTGACTTCGTTTGGCAATAATACTCGATGTTTTCGCCATAGCACGACCAGCAATCAATCGCAAATTTTTGGGCGAAATCAAAAATATAGTAGCATCTACCCAATTGGCAAAACGACCGTCAACATCGGTATCTTTAAGACTTACGCGGGTCTTCCTGCTCATTTGGAAATATTTTTAGTTTATAACCAGGTATCAAAGCCTCTTGTTTGATTCTTATTTTTTCTTTTTCGGTCAGTTCTGGGTAAGCGTCTATCATTTCGGCAAGTCTTTGTCGGTTTACTTTTGGCATTTCCAAAGCATCAGTGTCCCAAGTATAAACCACAAACGGAGCCTGAAACATTTCGGCAGGAAGTTCCTCTTTGTCCTCCTCGTTCACCCCACGCAAAACCGATACATCCAAAAGCATTTTCACTACTTTTTGGGCATCGTTTACATCCTTGACCGTGAGCATCGCAAAGTTGATCATCTTCTCCATTTTGTCAGCATAGATATTCTTCCAAGCCGCTTTCGATATTTTGCTATCACAATAAAAATACTCCTGTGCTTCGTCGCACACTTGCATAGCCTTGTAGCGTGAAAGTTTTTTGACCGTCATTAAATGCTTGACAATACTTTCCTTACTGCCCCATTTGTCTATCCGCAGGAACATTCCCCGAACCATATCGAGTAAATCCAAATAGGCGACAATATGCACAGGAGCATTCGCAGGATTGCCCGTTTCCATAAAGTCGTAAATATCTCGTAAATTGATTTGATCAATAGTCATCGCCAAAGAGGATTCTGTTTCTAATGTTATTCACTTCGTTTTCCTTAGCTTCTTTCAGGAATATTTGTGCTGCCGTAATATTGCCACTTTCGGCCAGTTGTTTTTGCTTATTGTTGATGTTAAATTCTGCCACCAATTGACCTCGGTCATAATGCTGACGAACCAAACTTTCTTTGTTTTGCCAAGTTTGTAAAAACGCTTTTTTGTCCACGTCCAAATACAACGCAATCTTTTCAGGCGAATAATTATTCCCCGCCAAGTCGTGAATAGCTGTCAGTTCTTCGTCTGAAAATCTATTTTCTATTAGGTTCATATATGTGTGTGTTAACAACTATTTTTCAGACGATTGCGTTAAAATAACAATTGCCTTATCAATATCAGAAGAATGAAGTCTTTTACCTTTGTTAATTGACATTAATAATTTTAATATTTGTATTTTGTCTCCATAAATATTATCTTCTAAAACTTTGTGAAATTCATCTGTTTTTTGAATTTCAATTTTATTTTGAAGTTCTTGTTTTTTTATTTCTAACTCTGTTAATAATCTTTCTTTTTCGTTGTTCAATAAGGTTTCTTTGTAGTCGAAAAAACGTTTAATTAGTTGTGTGAAAATTAACTTTAAAGCTAAAACCCAAGATGCTAATTTTAGTAAAATAAATAAAAAATAGATACTAATTCCCCATAAAGCCATTTCAGGAGTTGACTTTAAAATTTCGATAAGTTGTTGTATTTGTTCCATAATTAAAACAGTTGTCAACATCGGTTTTGCTCTACTGCGGTTTTAGATTTATTCGATGTTTGGTTTATATTTGTTAATTTTATTTTTAAATCTAAACTTTTGGCTTACTTTTCCACAACAAAGCAAAGCCGAGAACCTTTTTTCTAGTTTTATGTACATATCAAAAAAACGTGTACACTAAAGAGCGTTTTTTGCCACACGTTTAAAAATACACTTCGATTTATTCCAACCCACCAATGGTAAAGCCAATAGAAAAATCAATCCCATTCCCAAAAAACCAAATACCAAAGCAAGTGTTCCAACAATAAATTTGATTAGTATGTAAATGAATTTCGTCATTTTTTTATATTTTTTATTGCCCAAATAATTGTTCCAATAGTAAAAGGGATTCCGAAAATCAATAAGAATAAAAACAATTCTCCAGAAGGAGTCTTGGCTTGTTCAATTATAAAAGATTCTATCATATATTTTTTTTATTCCCCCTTCGGGGGTTAGGGGGCGTATTTTTTAAGTTTACTATCCGTAAACAATTTCATTCTAAAATCATACAAACCCTTACTATTCGCAAAAGTATATTGCTCATAATGGGCGTTTTCGCTCCAGTTCCCAGAACCCTCAATTACAAAATAATCCTCGTGTGTTTGTAGTAAACAAACTTTAGCGTGAACCCAAGCATAAAGCACCGTTACATTCGGGCGACTACTCGCCATTGCCATCAGGTTTTCAATCGTCAGAGGATTTCGCTTAATCATACTATCGGAAACCAATAGCGTAATGCGTTCAATTTGTCCTTTGTCGTGCATTTCTATCAAGGCACTAATTACCTTTCGAGAAATGCTATAAGTCGATGCGTGCAACTCCTTTATTGGATAAACATTAGCCACCAATGGAATAAAAGTAAAAGCATTGAAAGCCGTATCACTTTGCAAAAAGAAAAACTCCTCTCTCGTAGGAACTCGCATCAAATCATTTTCCAATGAACTTATTTTCTGATAATGAGAAGCTAGATACTTTGATGTAAAAGTTTCCGAATCCTTTCCTTCTCCCTCTCCTTTGGAGAGGGTCGGGGTGAGGCTTTTATAATCAAACAACATCTACACGCCCAGTTTTTTGTTTACCAAAAACAGTTTATTACTCCGTTCCGACACACGAGCTTCAATCTCGCTAACTTTCGCTTCGTCTTTGTCCTTTTTGGCTTTCGCCAATGCTGTTTTATTCACCGAAAAATACTTCGCAGACGATGATTTGTATTTAATCAATTCATCGGCAGTCATTTCTTCAACTTCACGTTGCAACTGCAGTTTTTTGAATATGGGATGAACTCCCAAAACTTTACCAGTTGTTTGATAGCAATTCAACTCATCGTAGATTTTTTGGTTTTCGTCGAAAGCTTTAACGGCTTCGTTTGCCAATATAGCCACTTCCTCATTCGTTTTTGGTTTCTCGCCACTTTCCGCAGCTTGAATTTCTTCTTGCAAAGCCAAATAATGATTCCAAGCTGTGATTTTGTCCGCCACTAGAATTTTCATTTCATCCGGACAATCTTTCTCATTCAAAAAAGGAAATTCAACACGAATTTGTTTCGCATCTAATTTCGGAGCAAGTTTCAAAGTTTCATTGTCATCCTGAGCTTGACGAAGGGCGTTTTTCAATTCCTCATTTTCCTCTTCCAAATCCATTTTCTCAAACTCTAAATTTTCTTTTTCTTCCTCCAGTTCCGCAATCTGCTCACTTCTATCTGCAACCTGCAAACTGGCTACTTTCTCCACATCGGTAATCCCGTGCATTTTCTGCAAATCATACAGCAAATTACTCAAACCATTTGGCGTATAGCCAGTAGCATTAATAACTCTTTCCACTGCAATATTCTTTCCGTCCGATTCACGATACAAGGCAAAAGCCTGATTAAATTGTTCGTGCGGAGCTTCGGGTAAGTTCTGGAAGAACTTGATAACTTTTGTTTTCATATTTTTTGCTTTAGTTTATTAAGTATATACGGCTCTTATCGCCCACATAGAGGCACTTTCTATGTCTTTAATAGCAAATTCTTTAATCCTAACTGCTTCTTCATTGTAACTTTCTATGTCACTCACTAGGTTAATTAATTCAGCAGCTTTTGATTTAATCAAATGTATAACTTCATTATTCGATGGATTAAATTTTACTCTAGCTCTTTTTTCTCCAAGAGTTAAATCTTTTTTTTCTTCACTCATAACAATATTTTTAAGGTTAATTTTTTATTCGATGTAAAAGTGGTAATTACCTTTTAATTTCGGTGTGACATAAAAAAAACACGCCATTTCTGACGTGTTTTTCCAAAAAAAACTAACCAAAATAAAATACTATGTTCTTGAAATCTCTTGGAATAAAGTAATTCCACCAGCAATAAACACTTTCAAATTGATAGTTGCACCGGCAAGTCCTACCCAAGTAGTTCCTGAAATCAACAAAGCCGATTTATCGGTAACACCGCTTGCCAATGTTGCAGGAGCAACACCGCCACCACCTATCAAGGTTACAATATCACCGTGTGCTAACGTGCTTGTAGCAACCGCTATCGAAGCAGTAACCGCCAAGCTAGGCAATTGATACACAAAACCATTTGCAGGGCTAAAAGCCACCGCAGTCGAAGAAACCACATTGAAAGGAGAGCCAAAACTCAAACTTCCTGTGTAGTGTCCAGGAACATAACCCGATTTTGCAAATTGCTCAAAAACGAGTGTGTGCATTCTCGAATCGTTATCATCTTTCAAACTTGGTTTCAATTGTACAGGAGCACATTTAGTCCCAATTACTTTTTTAAAAGAATCAGAGCAAGAACCATAAATGATGATACAGTTTACGCCTGTCCAGTTTTGTACAAATTCGGCAATAGCCAAATCATTCCCCGGGTGTTCGCCCTCAAACTTGTGTTTGAAAGAAACTGCATCTTCATCACCATCGCTTTCAAATCCAGCTTTGATTTTGGAAGGGGTCATATACAATTGGATCATCTTCGCTCCTGTGTTCATCACAAAGTTTCCTGTGTGGTTCACGCCATTTCCATCTCTTGATGGCCAAGTCATAATGTCATCCACTGCAACTATCGTTACATTGGGTTCTTTTGGAGCAGCAGCCCCCGGAGATTTTCCCAGAGGCTTTACTACATTTGTTCTTTGGTACATAATATTAATTTATTAATGCTTATCTACTAAGCGGTTATACTTCTTCCAGTTTCCACAAATACTCCATTAACCATAGTCAATTGGATATAATCGTTACTATCTCCCAATACAGCAGTTGTAACTACATTGATTGTAGCAACATCAGCAATGGTAACATCAACATCTACGGCATCAGTTCCGTATATTTTGATTGTTTTGCCTTCAACTCCATTCAAGATACTTGTAATAGTAGTATCAGCAGTTCCTGTGAATCTAAACACTGAACCACCTTTCACATCAAGAGCAGCAGTCGAGAACGAAATATCAGTAGTAGCAACAACTTCAGGAGCTGTGGTTCTACTCAATTCTTTGAAAGTACCATCAGCGTTTGCAAACAATACGATTGTTCCGCCAAGTGATAAATCAAAGTTAGAAGCCAAATCTAATCCGCCACCGTCAACCAAGTTTTTAGCAGCTGCCAATCCTGTGTTTCCTTTGATACGGATAACAGAACCTTTGGTCGCTCCTTCAATAGCTGTAATGTTAGTTTTCCAAGCGGCATCAACTTCAATGCTAGGGAAAGTTACTTTCAAAATTCCTGACTGATCATCGAATGCAGGAGCGAAAACTTCGTTACCAAATACTGGCACATTGTTCGACCACACTTTTTGAACTTCAAAAGCTCTAGGGTCTCCTTCGGCTAATTTTGTTCCCACAAATTTGATACGGATACCCAAACGGTAATCGGCAAAAATGTGTGTATCTCTTTTTTCGTGAGAAACTGTGAATTTTCCTTTTTCAGAAACATTGTACTCTAAAACCTGAATGTTTTTAGATTGTGTGATTCCAATGAAATCCGTTTTAGTTTGATCGACCAATTCTTGGAAGATAAAATTAGGATAATCAATAGGAGAATTGGTTTGGTATAATGATTTGCTTTGGTCGCTTGCATTGTTCACTAATTGTGGACGCAATTCGCCAGCGCGTTTCATATAGGCTTTCAACCATTTAGACGACAATTGAATTTCAAGACCTTGCTCTTTTCTTTCAATCTCTGGCATCATTTCAATCATTGTGTTGATGTAATCCACAATGTTTGATTCTGTTGGAACACCAATATCAAAAGCACGATATTGTTGTTTCACATCTCTAAAGTAGTACCACAAATAACGCAAACCGTTTTGAGAATTTACAGCAGCACCCGGCATATTATCGCCATCAGGAGACTGTACAAAAATTCCATTGATTTGTGCGTTTCTGTCATCAACCATTTGCACTTTGATTAATTCTGCCAACAAAAATCCAATAAAGGACATTTTCCAAGGGTGTGAACCATCGGCTTTGTTGTAGCTTCTAATCCAAGTGTTTTCGATTTCTTGCAATTCGTAACCAGAGAAAGTAATATCGATCTTTTTACGATATACTTGCCCTTGCTCGGATGCAATTTTGAATTTGTTTTTAGGCGACCAACCTTTGGCACGACCTTGAACAATTTCGGCAGGGATGATATATCCGTCAGAAACACGGTCTAATACTCCAGTACGAGTATCCCATTGAGAAGGCAACCCTCTAAAATCATTGAATAATGATTCTAATGTACCGTTGTTTTCTTCCACAAAATGCTCTAAATCCGATTGTAACAATGGAATTGTTCCGCTACTGTTGAAGTCCGTGGCTTTCATTCCACCATCTCTCAAACGAGCATTCCAGGAACGACCTCCGTCAAAAGCATCATAGCTTTTTCCTGATCCAAATAAGTGTGTTGCTGAATGTTTCATAATTCCTCTTTCGGCTAATCCGCCTCTAATAATTTCTAAAGGAGAATCTCCCTCGGGTTCGTGAAGCAGTTTGGCAATGATAGCCTCTTGCTCTTTTTGTTTTGCTCCTAAAGCTTTCAACGTAGCCAATGTTTCGCCATCGCCTTTTTCATCTTTTGCTATGTTCGCAATTTCCTCTGCAGATAAACTCGATTCTTTTACAAGAGCATCGATTTCGTCTTGAATGGCTTTCAAATCAAGGTTATTTTGAGCCATGTTCTTAATTTCGGTATCAATACCGTTGATAGCCTCTGTGGCTAACTTTTCGCCAAGTGCATCGACAATTTTTTGTCTTTGTTCGGCACTCAAATTGAGGCTTTTGTTTTCGCCATCAATCGGGAGTTCTTTCACGCTCAATAGTCCGCAAAATGCTAAAACCGTTTGAGCCATAATTTTCCATTTCATAGGAGTTTTGTTTAAAAGGGTTAAAAATTAATTACTTATAGTGGTTCAATTCACTCATTATATGAAGCCTGTTTATGGCTTGGTCAAGGCTACCAATTGCATCTATCATTCCGTACTCCAAAGCTTTGTCCGCTCCAAAAGTCTTTCCTGTCAATACGCCAATTTCTTCTTTCAATTTTGGGCAAGCCTCACGAACTGCATTCTGAAATTTGATTGCTAAAGGAGATAGATGTTCCGCTTTAATCATATCATACTTTCCTTCCAGTGCCAGTTGAATAGCTTGATTTTTATGTTCGCTTTCCTTTGGGTAGATTTCGTGAAAAACATAACCTTTCTCTTCGAGAAACTTTCTGTTATCGGCAAACGAGGCTACAACACCCACAGAACCAAAAGCGGCAGATACATTATTGTCTGCCATTTTATAATCCGCCACAGCACACATTGCCCAATAATGCAACGAGGCACATTGATCGGCAATAGCAACTACTGGTTTAGTTTTGTCTTTGGCAAACTGAATAAAAGGGCCTATTGCATTAACTCCTCCGCCTGGCCCATCTTCTTTGAAAATAGTTCCAATGATATTCGGGTTTTTATCGGCAGCGTATAAAGCACTTACAATTTCTTCGGCACCATACGAACACATATCGCCGTATTTCATAACTGGACCAACCATATCTATAACAGCAACCGAACCTTTAGGAGCGTTGATACTTCCAGAACTATCAGGACGAATGGTTTTTCCGTTAGCATCTACAACACTCATAAGCGAATGTGTTTTCTCTACAATTGGTACATTTTCGCCCATCATTATTTTATGAACCATTGGCATATATGCCAAAATCCCTTCGAATGACATTGCCCATTCGCCTCGGTTTAAGTCCATCAATAGTCTATCTACTCTCATTGTATTAATTTTATGCGAAGTTGTTATTATTAAAACTATTTCGCTGTGACAACTTTTTCGAGATTTACTCAAAAACATTTTCAACTTCCCGAAGGAGTTGTTTTTCCAATTGAGAAATCTCGGCAACTACTTTTCCCAATTGGGTAAACAAGGTTTCGTCAACTTCAGTCAAGGAATAAATTTGGGATAAAATCAAAGCGTTTTTCAACTTCAAATCACGGAGTTTATTTTCGAGTTCGTTCATTATTATTTGTTTAAAAATTGAGTTACAACGGCTGTGTTTTTCTTTATGTATAAAAACATCAGGAATAAGGCGAACGCTCCCAGAACTACTACTCCTATCATTATATAAATGATAAAAGAGCTGTCGAAATTCTCTGTTTTCTTAGATTCTTTCTCTTTTAAGGATTGTTGAAATTCCCGATTTTCTTTTCTGATTTCGGCTATTGCAGAGGCGAAACAATCTATCGAAGCAATATTACCAGTTTGATCATAAACTGTTTTTATAGTCGTGCCTTGACGATTGGTTCTGTAAATAGTCGTGTCTTTATAGATTACGTTTGGTATTTCATAACGCACCGTGTCGCCTTTGCGAAAGGTTTGGCTCTCGACCGTTTCTTTGAAACCAGTATCGGATTTTGTTTTGGCAGCTTCTTTCTGAATGTCGCAGGAAGTGAATAGCATTGCAAAAGCTATGGCTAAACAAAGGATTAGGAGGTAGAATATTTTTTTCATTACGCTTCATTTACGGAGATTGCTCCAGTTGCTTCTAGTTTTATAACTCTTACATTGTCGGGCTGTGCTACTTTCCAAGGAGTTCTGCGAATTGCCATACAACGCTCTTTTCTTATCCTGGTAACACAAACCATATCCGATTGATTACCACCCAAAACGTGATAGGCTGTTTTGTCCTCGCCTACATAAATCCCCACGTGACCACCACCATTGCGAACAAAAACAAGAATATCGCCAAGCATAGCTGTTTTTTGTGATGTTCCAAACGTTTGCCAGTTTCTTGCCCATAACGGATTGTCAACTGGTTTCAGTCCTGCGTTATGACAAACAATAGCCATAAACAAACCGCACCACGGAATATCGTCTTTGCGATAGCTTTTTTCTAAGTTTAGCGTTTCAGCCCATTTCAGGATTTCGATATTATCGCCTTGCCCGGGCACTTCTTTGATGCCAATGAGTTTCACAGCTTCTACTAATAGTCTTGGCGATTTTTCGGCAGAAAGCCATTTGTATATGTTAGCCATAACTTTTATTTTTCGACAATGTCTGTAATACTGTCTTTTACTTGTTTGGCTCTGCCTAATGCCTTTTTTAATAATGCCCAAACATCAAGGCCTGTGGCTTTTTCGAAATTCTCTTTGATAGAAACCGTTTCGATGAATATGAGTAACATAGCCGTTATTTTGGTAGCCATAAATGCAACAGAGAAGAACTTAAGGGAGATTTCGCTTAACAAATGAAGGTCGATTACATATAGAGAAATGATACACAATTGGTACAATAACATTTTAGAAACAATTTCGCTTAGTTTTCGGCTGGTTACGAATTTCCAACCTCTTACTTTTACCGATCTGTAAATACCGAAAGCAGTATCTAATAGTATGGCAAAAAAAACGGCAAGCATCAAACCCTGAATAGGAGCCAGAAATACACAAACGGAGGTAAATAAATAAAAGAGATAGGTTTTCATAAAAAAGGGTTTTAAATTATTTTTTCAAAAATAAAACCCTTGATAAAAATTTGCTGTGACAACAATTTTTAACCTAGGTAGTTAATAACCCTTGGCGACTTTGCCGCTTGAAAACGGGCGACTATTTTGTTGTTTTTTTTTTCGCGATAGTATATTTTTCGCAATGTTTCATTGGAAAAACCAAACTCCAGAAGGTCATATTTTTCTATGAACTTATCTATAGCATAAGTAACTACTGCATTATTGTTATTTTCTAAACACCCATTCATATAGGAGATAAACGACATTCTGAAAATATCCTCCAGCAAATCGTTGATGTCTTTGTTGGCTTCCTCGGGGAGCATCAAAAAGGAGTTTCGCCCACTTTCGTATTTGTAGAACTGCCCTTGATACTGCCTACTATTGCCCGATTCTGAAATAGAAAGGTAGAGATTGAAGTTTTCGACATTGAGGGGCTTTCCGGACTTGATCATTAGCAAACGAATAATCCTGCCCACAGTAGAAATCATTGGCGAAAACAAAACCGATTTTCCTCTTTTGTTTCCATACAAAAACTCCTCTCCCTCACTTTCTTTGAAGAAAAAAGGAACCAAGTGCTGGCGGATAACTATTGGAACTACTGCTGACATATTAATCGAGGACGTGTTTTGAGCCTGTTAGTGAGTAAAATTATCACAAACTATATTGTTGTATTTTATTTATAATCACGTTTGCACGTCTATTATGACCTGCTGTGTTTGGATGCAAACCGTCTGATGTAAAACTCCCTAAATTTTCTAAAGTAATTCCACATTCTTCGTACAAATCAATTACAGGAATAGATTTCTTTTTACACATTATTTTAATTGCATCATTGAATTGTTCTACTGTGTTTCCGTTTAAATTTACCATTCCAGCAACTTGACCTCCTGCTGTAAAATTTCGTTGCATAATTGTATAAAAGAATATTCTTGCTAGTGGAAAATTTGTAGTTAACCCTTCTGTAATTATTTTTAATGCACCATAAAAAGTAGCATTAGTAGTGTCTGTAACTGTTCCTAATGGTAAACTTTTTCCAAAGTCGTTTGTGCCTAAATTACAAGTGATTATGTTTGTTCCAGCATTTACTAGCAAATATTTAAAAACCCCTGAATTAACTCCGTCATTCAACATTGTAGTTCCGCTAACTGCTAAATTTTGAAAAGTAGTAATTCCTAAAGCGGAAACAATTAGTTGTTGAGTTACATTGACAGACTCAATAGAATCGCCTAAAGAAGCATAAGTTCTTCCAGTATAATAATTAGAAACATTTCCTAATTTGTTTTCTAAATATGTAAATCTATCTACTAATACTCCTTTAAGATTGGGTATTGAAGTAAATCCAGCATAAGCAATCACTCCAAGTAAAGGTGTTAAAGATTCTGTATATGCAGATAATTGACTTGAAGTAATAGTTGCCGCTAAAGTATTGCCGTCATAAATTTTATATGTTCCATTTGAATAAGTAGCTACGACTGTACCATCTATAAAAGTTGGAACTGATATTGACATAAGATGCGTCAAAGAATTATCAGAACCAAACCGATACAAAGCCCCTTTTGCTCCACCAGTAAGTCCTAAAGCAATTACAGAAGTTGCATTACCTCCTAATATTACAAAAGCTGTACCCAAAGTTAAACCATAAGTTATTTTACTTGCATTTGTTCTCAAAAATGGATATAATCTTCCGTTTAGTTTAGTTCCTGTTATTGTTCCAACTGAATCTATGGAATAAGTGAAATCTTCAACAGTTATATTAGAAGTACTTAAAACTTCAAAAACTTTTCCTGAAAAAGAATCCTCATTAACAACCAATCTATCATTAAGATTTTT